ACTTCATCAGGCACAACTACACCTGTTTCCGTTAACCTAGTAATGTACCAGTCAGTCTCAACTAAGTAAGCTAGGTGTGGAGCTGCTAATTCTTCTGCTGTTGGTAAAGGCTCAACATAAGGTAGTATCTCTGCTTCGCCTGCTTCGACCTCTGCCAATGCTTGGGCGTAGAACCTATGACTTTTTGGGATAGTTGTATTGTCAATTGATAAACTACCGTCTTCATTTGTATTATATGTCTTCATATTATAGCTCCGCGTCTAAGGCTGCTGATCCGCGCTTGGTATACGTTCCTGTACCACCTGTAGTGAAACCTAGCTCCATTGAATTGACAGTGTTTGCATTACCAGTTGTCGTTGCTCCACCATTATCAGTGGCCATGGTTAGCGTAACAGCAGGCACATCCCTCATTTGAGTCATAAAACCAACACTCCAACGAAGGGTAACATTAGTCGTTGCTCTAAATGTTTCCCCTATACTTTTTATCTGATAGTACCGCTGGCACAAAGCCAACTCTTCGGCTATTAGTCTAGGTTGATAGGGTGTTGCTACGCTGCCTTTTTCAAACTTAATACCTGTTATCTTAAAGAACACATCAGACGTTTCCATCCTAATCGAAAAACACAATGATGTATTAGTAGCGGCAGGAGATATAGCGTCCATAGGGATTGTATAGACTACTTTAGTCCAGCCAGTAGTTACTGCTGCTATGACTTGAACACCAAGCACATTCACACTATTGGAAAAACTCGCAACACTATCAACGTATGAAACACGTAGCTCAAAATTACCAGCGGCCTCTGCCTTAACCCACGCGGAAAAAGTGTAGCTAGCATTAATATCAAAAGGGGCTGCACTACCTGTCTCTGTTAGCTCAACCGACCCGCGAAGTTGCGCTTTATTACCTACACTATCAACCCTAGCTGCATAGTTAAATTCGCTACTAGGCACATCAGTCACTCTAGTTACTGTTGAACCCCCATTTTTCAACCAGCGGTCAGCACAATAAACTGAAGAAGTTCCTGTGAAACTTGTGCCACGCTCCCATCTATCAAAGCCCCCATTGATAAATAAGTTTTCGCCTGTAGCTGTAGCATCTGTAGCTACCGTATCTAGCTTCGTGCCATCAGTAGCAACATCTCTACCATCAAAGGTACTTGTGGTTGTCACTGCTCCAGTTAATGCTCCGCCAGCTAAGGGTAGTGAACTACTAACGCTAGCTGCTGCTGCTGTAGCACTTGTGGCTGAATTAGTTTCTGAGGTAGCTGCATTGCTAGCTGAAGTACTTGCTTCACCTGCTTTAGTAGTGGCTGTGGTGGCTGAAGTACTAGCTTCACTAGCCTTAGTTGTAGCTGTAGCAGCAGATGTACTAGCCTCAGATGCTTTAGTTGTGGCAGTAGCAGCAGACGTACTTGCTTCAGATGCCTTTGTAACAGCCGTAGAAGCACTTGTAGCGGCTTCTGAAGCTTTAGTAGTAGCTATGGCAGCATTAGCTGCAACACCTGCTTCAGCGGCCTCTGCGTTCGTCTCAGCAAGTTCTGCTGCTGTCTTAGCTGTATCAGCGCTTGTAGCACTGGTAGCTGAATTGGTAGCGGAACCAGCGGCTGCTGTCGCGCTGTTGGCTGCTGCTGTAGCATATGCCGCAACACCTGTAGCTGAGTTAGCTGCTTGGGTAGCTGATGTGCTAGCTTCACTAGCCTTAGTTGTTGCTGTAGCTGCACTAGCTGTAGCTGAAGTAGCAGAAGCACTAGCACTGGTAGCACTAGCAGAAGATGCTGTAGCACTTGTACCTGCTTCAGAGGCTTTAGTAGTGGCTGTAGTTGCTGAAATACCTGCATTAGTTTCAGAGGTAGCTGCTGCTGTAGCATTGTTGCTAACTGCTGTTTCACTAGCTGCTGCGTTAGTTGCTGAAGTACTAGCTGCTGTAGCACTAGTGCTTGCAGTAGTTGCTGAGGTATCTGCTGCTGTAGCACTAGCTGCTGCTGCCGTAACACCCGTTGCTACATTAGCACTAGCATCAGTAGCAACAACTGCACTAGCTGCTGCGTTAGTTTCAGAGACTTCAGCAGTATCTTCAGATAGTTTAGCCGCTGCTGCATACGCTTCAGCTTCTGCTACTAATACCATTACAGCAGTGCTTGCTGCTTGAGAAGTTCCATAATAGCCGTTAGACATTAGTTAAAACCCCCATCATTTAAAGCTGGAAATACAGCCATAGGTGAACCTGCCATCTCTGCTTTTTCTTGTACTTCTACAAAGCTAGCTTTAGCGTTCTGGTGTTTTTGACCAAAGTAAGCAGCTCTTTCTTCATCATGTACATACATATGTAGGTAGTGTAAGCAGCCAAACAAATAGACATTAGCCATAATATCAAACACAGGGTTAGTGGCAGAGTCTGTTAGTTCTGGAAACAAACCATAGTAAGTAAGAGTAACACTGTAACCAGCACCTACATTAGGTGAAAAAATAAACTCAGTACCTCTACGTTCAAACATCACAGGAAACTCACCCATAATAGAATTTCTGTTTACAGTAGTGTCATGTGATTTACGGTAGATAGTTATAGCTCTACCTTCAGTGTTTGTACCTTCCATGAACTTAACTTTTAGAAAGTCTAAAGGGATACTAATTCTTCCATTAGCATCTGTAGTGTAAGTCGTTATCCTTTCATTAGAAGGTACATAGAAGTCACCACGATAGTCATCTTCTACCATATCTATGAAAGAGTCTATTCTTGAATCAGTAAAGTCTGGACGTTCTGCCCACTCTTTAACCTCTGCTCTTAAACCAGCTTTATCTATCATTAGGATCTCTTTAAATGGCTACTCTCAGTAAAGATATCGCTTACTGCAACATTACCTTTCCAGATTCGTAGAAGTGAATTGTCCCTGTCAGCTAATCTCTTTTGAAACTTAGCAGCTAGTTCAGGGTCTTTGTTATGCTTGCCTTGCATATAAGCAAACTTATCTGTATAATTTGTATCTTCCCATGCCCACTGGTACATTAAGACCATAGGTATTCGGGCTATGTGTTTACCTATCTCTAAGTTACCCCCATCGCTGTTTCTTAATTCAGCAGTAGTATTTAGGGTATCAGTAACATCTTGAGATATAGCAGAGTGTAGTTTACCATCTTCAACTTTCCACTTGGAATCTACATTATACTGACGTTTGCTCATATGTAAAACCTATCCTTATAAATAGAAAAAAGGGCTGACTAGTATCAGCCAGCCAGCCCTTGATTAGCTCTTAGTCATACTAAGAAGCGGTTACACCGTACATTGCAAAATGCGCTTTTTCGTTCTTAACTTCAAGACCGTACTCAACAAGCATTTGCTCACGCTCACTATCACCTAGTTTAGCAAGAGGGTTAGTCTCGAACTGACGAAGGTAGTTAATGCAAGCAAACTCAGGGTCAATACCAAGAACCATGTCAGACTTAATGTCACGACAAGGGATCATGTTCAAGCTACCAAACTCAGATACATAAACATCTACGTTAGCAGTGATTACTTTATCTGTGTCAAGAGTACGAACAGTATCAGCACGACCAGTAAATCCATTAGCTACACGTTTAAGAGCAGCAGGCATGAACAACTGAGTAGGACGAGCACCGTTCTGCCAAGCTTCTTGTAAGCTGTTCTGCAAAACAGTTTCACTAAATACAGAAGCAACTGGGACTGGAACATCAGTACCATCTCCAGCAGGAGCAGCACCACCAGAACCAACAACTACGTTAGTTTTAATGTAAGAAGCAAAGTTACCAGTCTTACGAGCAGCACTGTTACCACCAGCAGCTTTAGCTTGGTAAATACCAGTCAATACAGCTTCTACATCCTTACGAAGTTCAACACCTTTTTTAAGACGTTGGTAATCTAGCTCATCACTACGACCAGCAGAGTCTAAAGCGTTGGCAGTACCAGTTACGCCATATACTTTGTCAGAGATCTGCATGTAGTTGTTCAAACGAACAGTAGGAGTTAGAGCTGAAGCTGAAGCATCTTCACCTTCAATCTTAGCATTAGTGTTGCTAGGAGCATCAAGGCTGTCAGTCTGCCAATCAAATAGAGTGTTACCACCACCATCACCAACACCAATAGCAGATACTACAGGAGTTTCGGTAGGGTCAATGTTGTAGATCATGTCCGATAACTCTTCTCTAGTTCCGACAATTTCTTGAGAAGCGAACATATTTGCGCGTTTAGCCATTATTAATTTCCTTTAAGTTTTAAGAGTTACTTCCTTTTGGAAGCTTTAAGTAGGTTAAAGGCATCGTTAAGAGATCGACTATTAGCAAATTGATTCCTTACACCTTCTAAAGCTTGGTTGCTTTGGTTGAATTGTTTTTCACCAGCACCAGCTTTGAGAGTATTAGGGACTTTACGTTTTAGTTTCTTGCTCTGTACTAATACCTTTTGTTGTTGTAAAGCATCAAACTGTTTAGCTTTGTCAACAATAGCAGCCATACGTGCATCAACAAAAACAGAGAGGTCTGTGAACCCTTCTGTCTCTAAGTACCCTTTAAGCTCTTCAGCTTTAGCAGGCCAGTTTTCATACTGGTCATTTAAAAGACTTATCTGTTCAGCCTGAGATGCTTGCTGTGCAGCTAACTCCGATTGATTCTGAAAGTTCTTTATAGCTTCAGCTTGTTGGGCCTTCTGTGATACTTGTTGCTGTAGGACTAATTGTTTGTAGTGCAGCTGCTCACGTTCCTGTGGGTCTTGTGTTTGCTGCATTCGCTGATTCAGTTGTTGTAGCTGCGTCTGTTCTTGTGAAACATTCTGCGACAACAAATTATCTAACTCTGAAAGCTTAGCTGTATATTGAGCTTGTAGCTCTTTAGCTGCTTTGCCATCAGCTTGACGTTTTTTGGTGTAGTCCTGTTGCCGTAAATAACCTTTGGTTAGCTCATCTCCTGAGACTTCTACCTCTTCGTCACCTACCTGCACTAAGAATACTTCCTCCTCCTCGGATGACTCGCTGTCATCTAAAGAAGGTTCGGAGTCAGAATCATCTTCAAGGTTTTCATCCCCTGTTAATACTTCTTCCTCTCCAACAACCTCTTCTACTTCTTCCTCTTGCAGTTGTTCAGGTATCTGAGTCTGTTCGCGGTTAGTTTGGAGTTGTTGCACTGCTTGATCAATAGTGAGTCCCTGTGTAGGGGTGTTCTCTATACTCATAGCTTTAATCCTATTGGTTATCGTTATTGTATTGTTTCTGGGAAATCATGCCCTGTGTTAAAGTCTGCGGCTACTTCTTCGGTAAACTCTGCAAACATCTTACCCCTTAGTGCAAGGACTGCCTTATGTAAATAAAAGATCTCGTTCCTGTTAGCGGGGCTTAGTTCTATCATTATTATATTCTTTAATTGGTCTTCTTCTTCATCAAACCATTTACTAAGTTTAGCAACTTCTATGTACTTGTCGTCACTCATTTCTGATACCTTTATAGTTGTAAGAAAAAAGGACTACCCCGAAGGGTAGCCAAGAGCGTAACGACAACGCTAAACTTTTGGTGTGATGTTTCCATCAGTGACATTAGGTGCTTTCCTATCACCTATCTTAACACCACGGCCTTGCTCCATCTCTAACTGTATTTCAGCAGCAGTAGCACCATGCTTCAGTTTAGCTTCGTAGTCTTTGATATCGATCTCTTGTTGTTTAAGATCTAACTCTCGCTCTTTTACAGAAGCTTCACGATCCCTAACTTCTAGTTCTCGTAACTTCGCCTCCATTTCCATCTGCATACTCTGCGCTTCTTGTTGGCGCTTAGCTGGTATGTCGGCTGCTTCAGCTAAAGTTAACTGATCTGCAACAGAAGGTTGTTGAGCTGCTTGGGCCTTTTGAGCTTTAAGCTCTTTCCTCTCAGGAGTAGTAGGATCTAACCAATACTTATGAGGATCTTCATAACCAGCATTCTTAGTTATTTCAGTAAGTAAGTTATAGACAGACTCTTCGTTAAAGATGATATCTTCTAAGCCTTGTCCTTTAAGCTGAGACATGAGGTTAGTCATCATCTGAGCATTCATTATTTTCTCTGCTGTCTTGCCATCACCAATGCCAGCCTTAACTAAGACATCATAATCCTTACGCCAATGGGAAGGGTTAACAGTAACATACTCACCTCTGACCATAAAGATTTCTTCTTGGTCTTGGTGTATCATGGTTAGTTTGTAGATGTTCTTAAACAGTTTAGTAAAGGAGTTAGCCAACACTCTAGCTATCAACTCTTGCTTCTGTTCAGCAGCAGACATTACATCAGCTACAGCACTAGCTGCTTGGTTACTGTGGAGAACAGAATCATTCATACCACGGGTAGTATTGCTAACACCAGTACGACTATCCTTAAGCCTATCAAGGTAATCTAACATAGTAAAGTTCTGTACTGGTAGCGCAGGTGTGTCAAGCTGACGGATAGCTCCAGCCATCTTAGTCCTTACTACACCACCTAAGCGGTTGTTTAGCAAGTCATCCATGTTTACCTGACCATCAACAACTTCATACCTACCGTTGTTTAGGGTATACATGTTATCTAAGATGTTACGCTGAAGCGTAGTCTTAATACGCTGGACATCACGCAACTGGTCATACATGCTAAGGCCATAAAACTTATGAGCCATAACGTGAACACGAAAATCTGTGAACAAAGGTTCATCAAACCGTTCATTGACCAACAGGGTATTTTGTGCAAACACTACCCTACGCTTTTCTGCTATGCCATCACCGTCATAGTCTGCTCGGATTATACCTTCAGTAACTATAACTTGCTCTTGGCTTATTTCTTTAGTAGTTGATGTGCCAGTATTCTGGGCTTGGTCATAAGAGTTCCTAGCTCGTACTACCGCTGAGCTATTGCCCCCGCGTAAAGCTGAGTTACCAGTCTCCTGTAATCCGTATATTATTTCTTGATCAAAGCCAGAAGCTACCAACTCAGATCTAGTCACCATACGTCTGTGACCTACAAAGCTAGCTTCTTCTATTGTGTCTGACCATGTATCTATTACAAACTCTTCAGGTGGTATAGCTTCAATACAGAGCTTCTTAGTAACTGTCATCTTAGAGATTTCTACATCAAAGAACTCTTGATCAGGAAGCTCAGTCATAGCCATCAGCTCTGTGCCTTCTTCTAGCAACAAGATCTCTAGCTGTTCTCTGTTGACACCTTCATAAGAGGTGAACTCTGGTTCTTTAATCTCTTTGTAATAATGCTTCATGATACCATTCTTAGCTAGAAGAGCATCTTGTATAACACTATAGGTATTCATAAAGCCGTTATTGCGTTGGGTGTACAAGTAGTTAACATACTCTTGAGCTTGCTTAGCTATCTTCTTGTCCTCTTCATTTCTAGGACAGAACTCTACTACTTTTTCTGTATCACCAAAGATACGCATAAGAGAAGGCATGATCCAATCAACAGCGTCTGCTACATCTTTAGAGACTACTTGGGATCTTCCTTTTACTTCGTTACCTAATTTATCTCCATAATAATAACGGAGGGAATCAGCCATCTGAGATGACAGTTTTGATTGTTGAAAGTCTAACCCATCACTGACGTAGCTTTCGGCTATAGTTAATAGCTGAGAGTCAGACATAGGTGTTAAAGGTTTGCTTGCTCTAGCCATGGGTTACCTTATAAATTATATATGAGGAAAACCCTAATTAACATGTAAATCAATACAGAGGTCTAGGGCTAAGTCGGGTAAGTTCTTCACTCACTGGAGTTCAGTATAACACGGTTTTTCAATTTGTCAAGTGTTTTCTACTCTAAACCTTTCCAAAAACTGGGTTCATAGTTAGGAGCATCCCACTCTCTGCTTTCAGATATGTACCCTGATTGTCCAAATCTCTCTAAACAAAGGAGGCCATACCTAGAAGCAGCCTGTAAATCATCGTTTAATTTGATAAGCTTTCCGTCTACTCGGTGATAAGTATCCTTTTCCTGCAACCACTTACGTAGGGTAGAGAAGACTTTAAGCTTACCTTCTTGCATCTTAGTTAGCATCCAGTGTAAGCCATACTCTACACCGTTGCCTCCCGCTTTACCATCTGCTGTTGGTGGATTAGAAAACGTCATGGGCAGAGCATTAACCCCTTGGTCTTCATACAGCTTGATAAACTGCTTGCCGCTACCACCTGCATCATGCTTAAACGCATCATGTGGAAACTGACAAGGAATACGATCACCTCCCATTGCTCTGATACCTATAGAGTGCGTAGGTACAGTCTGCTTTCGCTCTGAATATTCATCGATTAAGTAAAAGACTTTTGTTGCTGGATCTTGTGTAACAGTGACAGCACCATTAGGGTGATCAAAACCCAGATCAATACCTATGATCTTAACCCAGTCATCAGGGATAGGGAACGGGTCAACTGTTATTTCTTCGTTAGAGATAGGGAATACTACACCACTACCCAAAGAAGGTACACCTTTGCTTCTCATCTCTCTTTCCATAGGAGAATATACACTTAGTAACTGCTCTTTAGTAGCTTCATCTAAGTGCTCAGCATCATCCCAAGTAGCAGTGATCATATACTGACCATCTTTAATGTCATTCATGAAGTCGTGGACTAGCGGAGTAAGACCATGCTCTGGTGTAAAGGTCATATAGCAGATACCATTAGTGGTAGCTGTCCGTGTAATACACTGGGTAAAGATACTTCTAGGACACTCCTCGTCTAGCCATATGAGGTCGATAGACGTACCCATGAACTTATCCTGAGACATCTCGTAAGACTTAAAGGTAATGGTGCTAGTGCCTCCTGAGACGTGTTTGATTAACACAGACTCTAACGCATTTGGAGTACCTACCTTGTTCACCGTGCTAATGATAGTCTCCAAGGGGATAGCACCAGCACCAAACATAGACGGATCAACAGGATCGCCTAGTAGTTCTGCCTGTAAGATATCCCTTGTAGTAACTGTGGAGATACCAGCAGCCCATGCCTTGATAGGCTTATCATACCTATAGCCTTCCCACCATTCAGGGTAGAGGCCAGTAGCATGTATAGCCATAATGAAAGCACCAGTGAAGGTCTTACCACAACGGTTACCAGTCATAGCTAGTAATTGCTTGTTTATCTTGCTAGCATTGATGAAGTCAACCTGCCACTGGTAAGGAGCAAAGCTATCCATTTTTGTATACTTGATCTGCTCAGCCTGTAGCTTCAGTAGCTCTATGGCTCTCTTCATCTGCTCAGGCGTTAGTTGACTAAGTTCTACTTCTTCCATTTAGACAATCCTTTAATCCCAAAGCTAGCTGCTATAGCTGCCCCAAGGAAGCCTTTGTAGTACTCAGGCATGGTAGTAAGAACAGCAAACCCCTCAGTGATGACAGGGGCGAAGGCTGGTATAAAGCAGAGTACCATAGGGATAGACAGCAAGACAGTAAACCACTCGTCCTTCCAAGAGTCCTTAGACCCTTCAGCCATTATCTTTTCCCAGTTCTCCTCTGATTGTAAAACCTTTAGCTTTACTTCCTGCTTAGCTTTAGCTTGGTCAGCTTTACCTGTTAGCCAAGTGTTAGCCAAAGAACCTATCACTGATAGTA